GGTGGCGGAGCTGCTGGTCCAAATGCTGCCGGAAATAATGGAACCTCTGCAAGCGGGGATACTGCCGGGAAAGGAGGCCAAGGCGACGGAACTTTTGGCGGCTCCGGAGGATCAAATGCCGCTGGTGGAAGCGGAACAGAATATCAAACTTCTCCCGCGATTGGCTCGGGCGGCGGCGGAGCAGGAGGTGGTGGTGATTCTATTGCGAGCGCTGGTAAAAATGGTGGAAACTATGGGGGCGGTGGCGGTGGCGGCGGTCAATCAACAGGAAGTGGGTTTTCTGGCGGTTCAGGTATCCATGGATTGATGGTAATCACTTATGGGTTAGCTTCTGCTTCTAGTGGCTTCTTTATGTTTTTTTAAAGGTGATTGATGGATCCATTTACCCTGATCGCTGGAGCGACGGCTTTATATAACACGATCAAGTCAGCCGTCGATGCCGGTCAGGACGTGATGGATACTGCCGATAAAGTCGGCGCATTGTTTGCTCGTGTGGCGCAGGTCGTTCAGCTGACTTCGGCTCCTCGCAAGAAAAAGCTGTTCCAATCTAAGGCTGATTTTGAGGCCGAAGCCGTCAAACTATACGCCGCAAAAGCTAAAGCCCAGAAGATGGCCGCTGAAGTAAAAAATATGTTCGTTTCGACCTATGGAGCCGCAGCATGGGACGGAATTCAAAGGCAAGTTATTGAAATGCGGAAAGATGCGGCAAGGGAAACTGCGGCCGCATTAAAACAGCAGCAAGAGATGCAACAAGATCTGATCATGATAAGTAGCATTATCGGATTTTTGGTGTTTGGTATTGGCGCGATCGGCGTCATTTTTTTATTTACGGTGAAATAATGCTAAAAGCACTTAAACATCTGTTCACAGGTGTGGACAACGAAACATGGGACATCGGCCGAATTCTTTGGGCCAAAATGTCTGTCGTTTATTGCGCAGTCAGCGCGTATCACGCTGTCGCTCATGGCAATTTCGATCCTCAAAATTGGGCCATTGGTGCTTCAGCAATTCTCGCTGGCGGCGGCGGTGCGCTTTCATTAAAATCAAAAACGGAGCCGGGAAATGTTCCTCCTGTTTCTTAATCCTTGGGTTCAACGCCTTTTTATCGTTCTTGCGCTTGTCGCGGGTTATGCCTATTGGGCAAACCGCGAAAAAAGCATTGGCGCCGAAACAGAGCAAGCTCGCGAAGAGGCAATCGCAATTCAGCATGAGCAAAAAATTGATGCGGAAACGGCTGCCGTCGATCAGTCAGTTGCGAAAGATCCAACTCCTCAAGACACTTTAGAAAAACAATGGAGCCAGCCATGAAAGTAAGTAAGTTATTTACCGTCGTTTTGATGGTTAGTTTCCTTTCTGCCTGCATGAAGCCTGAAACAAAGATCGTCGACACCTCTTGCGATTGGGTAAAACCGATTTTTGTTCGCAAGGCCGACAAACTTTCGACCCCAACCGCCAGCGAGATTCTCGCCCACGACGATAAGTGGAAACAATTCTGCGGAGAAAAATAATGGCTGCGAGTAATTTTGCTCAATGTTTTGCGCTCGTTTTGAAAGAAGAAGGCGGATACGTTAATGATCCGCTCGATCCGGGCGGAATGACGAATCTCGGTGTTACGAAGCGAGCATGGGAAGCTTATGTCGGGCATGAAATCGACGAAGAGACGATGCGCGGACTGACGCCTGATCTTGTCATGCCATTTTACAAAACCCAATACTGGGATAAAAATCACGGCGATGACCTCCCTTTGGGAGTTGATTATGCGGTGTTTGATTTTGAAGTGAATTCAGGCGATGGGCGAGCAGTGAAAGTTCTTCAGGCTTGTTGCGGGGTAACTCAGGATGGAGCCATTGGTCCTGCCACATTAGCAGCGGTTCAGTCAATCAGTCCCATTGACTTATCGGCGCAAATCTGCGATAATAGGCTCGCCTTCTTGCAATCTTTGCCAGGGTGGGCACATGATGGCCATGGTTGGGGCAACCGGGTTTCTTTTGTTAAAGATATTTCTGCAAAAATGGCCGAATAGGTGACTCGATGGCGACCGCTCTAACTTACAATGACTACATCACGCAAGTTTCAACGATGTCGGTCGTTCCATTGGATCCAACTCAAACTTCTCCTGTTGCGACAACCGATCCAAATTTTGAAGCGATCGTTCCTTCAATGATCAGCTATGCGGAAGATCGCATTCAACGCGATTTGGATTTTTTATCGACCCAAACCTCGATCGTTTATACTTCAGGCCCAGGCGGGGCTTCTCCCCTTATTTTTGGAAGCAGTTCGGTTTTTTCAATTCCATTGAGTAGTTTTATTACGATTCAAACACTTCAAATTTCGGTCGCTGGGACATCGACTGATTATTCTCCTCCGCTTGTTCCAACGTCAAAAGAGTTTATTCAAAATGTTTATGGATACAATTCTTCGGTTCAAGGGATGCCGCAATATTTTGCTATGTACGGGGCCGATGGAACTTCGCCTTTGAATTGGCAAATTTTGCTTGGGCCGACTCCGGATCAGGCTTACGATCCATTGGTAACTGGAACAATTCGATTTACGCCAATGGATTCGACCAATGGCGGAACAAACACGACATTTATTAGCACCTATTTGCCTGAAATTTTCATCATGGCTTCAATGATTTATATCTCGGCTTATCAGCGTAACTTTGGGCGCCAATCGGATGATCCGGCAATGGCCCAGAGCTATGAAAGTCAATATCAGGCTTTGATCAAAGGGGCGACCGTCGAGGAATTTCGCAAGAAATTTCAATCTTCTGCTTGGACACCTTATTCTCCTTCTCCTATCTCTTCGCCAACGAGGTAATTAATTATGCCTCATGCAACGATGAAATTAATTCCTGGAGTCGATACAACAAAAACGCCAGCTTTGAACGAAGCGGCGTTTTCCTCCTCTCAGCTTATTCGATTTCAGCCTGATCGAAATGGAATGGGCCTTATTCAGAAGCTCGGCGGCTGGGTAAATTGGGCGCCAGGTATAAACATTTCTTCTCAAATCAACGAGCTTCATGCTTGGGAAGATTTGAACGGACAGCAGCGCCTCGCGATTGGGGCACAAAACGAACTTTCGTATATTACCAGCCCTTCGCAAACTTACACCAATATAACTCCAGAACTAAACGCAGCTAACGTTTCATTAACGACAGCAGTTTCTCAATCAGTAACATTTACCACAAGCAACGGAATTACCGTTTCGAGCCTTTGGGGAATCGGAACAGCGGTTTATTTTACATCGACCTCCGGAAATGTTATTGCAAATACAGTATATTGGATTTTTAGCGCTTCTGCTGGAGTTATTACGCTTTCTGCAACTCCTTGGGGCGGAGCGCAAGCGGTTTTTGCTACGGGAGTAACCTCCGGTGCAAATACTATGTCTGTTGCGCCTTTTGCGATGGTCGCAAACTCACCTTATGTTTATATTACGGATACCGCTTTGGGTGTTCAAACAGGTGTTTCGGTCGGTTCGGACGGAAGCGGAAACGTCCTCGTCACCGCGACAACCACTCCTGTTTCAACAACGCAAATTTATTTCACCGGTTCAATTACAGGCTCCTCAATTGCAGCAAATACGCCTTATTACGTTTTACCGGTTTCTTCGAATACGTTTAATCTTTCGCTAACTTCTGGCGGAACCGCGATTGTAAATTCGGCAACCTCTGCGACGAATTTAACGCTTTACAATCCGAATCAAATCCAAACAGGATTTAATATTAATATTCAAACTCCTATCAGCATCCAAACGATTTTGCTGAGCGGAGTTTATTCTGTTATTGGAGCTTTGAGCGGTAATCAATTTTTTAGCGTTTATGCGATTCAAGCCAATGCTTCTCCTGCAAGCGCTTCTGTCGGTGTTGCGACTTCATTGGCCAATGGGCCGCTGCTTCCACAATTTTCCACCAATTCTGGAACAACAACCGTAACGGTTACCGAATATAATCAGCCTTATATTAACGGACAAACCGCTTCGTTTTTGTATCCAACGACATCGAATGGGGTTACAATCTATGGAAATTATATCGCGACTTTGGACGCGACAAATCCTTCTTATAGATATACAATTAGTTCTTCTTCCCCGGCGACCGCCTCTGCTAGTTTTTATATGAACAATGGCAATGCTCACATTGTTTATTATTACAATATCCCATCTCTTTATGGTGCAAGCGGATATGGTTCAGGGGAATACGGTGGTTACGTTGGTTATCCTGGCAGCCCAGCCGCAACGCAATTAAGCACCATAACCTCTGTCGCGAGTCAAACTGTTACAATTGCTCAACCTGCTTCTCCGGCGGTCATAACAGTTTCTGGCAATGCGCCTCCGAATGGAACAGCCTTAACATTTACAGTTAGCTCCGGAGGCTCCCTTCCGACCGGCCTTCAACTTAATACGATTTATTATGTCGTCAATTCATCTTT